TGAAGTGGGGACAGGATTAGGTGGAGAAAAAATTTGACACGAATACAAAAGAGTGGTGTAGTAACTGGAGACTTCTATTCTGCGTCTGCTTGATCCAACAATTCATTTAGCTTCTCTTCAATCTCAGCCTCTATGGTTGCAGTGTCTCTGGCTTCCTTAGTCTCTATGACATCACTGAACAATGCTACGCTACGCCCTAGTAACTCTAATGCTCTCACTCTGCTAGCATCTGAATCAGCTTCTTGGCTCTCTTGGTATAGCTTCTCTATGACATAGTTCCTTGTCCTAAGCGATGATGCCACTACAGACACCTCCTTACGCTCTATAGCCTTCTGTATACTTAGGGCTATCTTAGGGCTAGCAACTAACTTGCTCGCTTCAACTTCACACCACTTAGGTATCTTGCCAGTCTTACTTAACTGTACGTCATAGACCTGTGCATATGCCTCCTTGTAAGAACCTAACTTTCCCTTCACGATCTCATTCACGAAGGCTCTCTGCTTTATGGTCAGCGATCCCAGATAGTCGGGTTCTTTAGCAACCAGTTTTAGCTCAGGCTTTTTGTCATCTTCCATAAAATATATTCTACTGGTCTAGGGAACTCAATACTATGCTCACAATCTGCTAGCTAATATGTTGTGTTCAATGATGTGCTGTGGTCTAATATAAATACCAATCTCTAGTTTCCTTATGGATTGGTTGAGGAAGAGCCAATAACTAAACTCCTCCAATACGTTGTCCTAGAAGTAAGCATGGATGTCGATGTGCAAGCAAGCACCAAGCTGAATCCACAACGCTAAATAAAGTGGCTAGTAGAGTAGAGAGGCTTAAGCCTTGTTAGTGACAGTGACAGCGTGAGAGTGGGAGACCTTAAACAAGACTACCGAAATCTCTTAGGGAATCTTTGTGCGTGCTGTTTGCTAGCGTGCCAAATTGAAACTAAGAGGACTCTCCTCCGAGTCTGCGGATGTGTGTCCGCACTGATGATTGCGAAAGCATGAAACTCAGATGTTTAACTTGCATTTAAATTGGAGGATTTTTATGAGTGCATTTTTAGTAAATGAAAACCATATCGCTGAACTGGTCAAAGGTTATTACAAGCATGAGAAATACGACAGTGGTTCTTGGAGTAATCCATCTACTGACAAAGAGATAGACCTCAACACCTTAGCGTTTGAGAGCCAACCCATAGCGGTTGCTTTCTTTTTGGCTTGGGCGAACTGTGAAAGTATCAGAGCAAGGTATGGAGAAGAGTCAGAATTAATGGCTCTAACAGAAATTGCCAGGAGTAATTATTGTGCCGATGTTGTAACAGCAACTAGAGACAATAAAGATGCTGATTTAAGTTTGTCTGAACTGGTAATGATGTGTGGTTGTCTTGAGTATCAATCTCGTGAGGTTGATAATTATTACAACTCGAATCAGTTCCACATTCTGAATAAAATAAGGCAGTGCTTTACTTCTAATTTGGTAGCGGACTCTCTAAAGGAGGGCGAAACCACTTGGGAGTATGTAGCTTAACCAACTGAAGAGTCTGTGAAATTCAGACGAAACTAGATCACATAAAGTGGTCTAGTCTTGGTAATTAAATATGGAGGAAACATGGTAAAACCACATAACTTAAATAAAGAAACCTTAGAAAACAACATTGCTTTATTGGCTCAAGCTGAAGAACTACTTCTAGAAGTTAGGTCTACACTAAACAATAATTCTAGTGTGTGTGAAGGTTGCAATAAGACTACTTGGGAGTCTTGGGAAGAGCATATAAATTATGACAGCGTAAAAGGAACTTTATACAAAATAAGAAAACACTTAGAGTTATTTGAAGGTTGGCTTAAACGAGACTTTACATGAGCAATTAAGCATTTATCTTTAAGACTGAAACCAACTGAAGAGCCTGTGAAACTCAGGCGAAACTAGATCGTGGGTGCAGATGCACCCATAGCTTTTTCAAGCTTACCTTCCATAAGACCGAAAACGTCTGACAAAACTAGGAAGGCGGTCTAGTCTTGGTAATTAATAAGGAGAAGAATATGAAATTAACCAAAGAAGAGGTTGAAGAACTTATCTCAAATGTTGATATGAATTTGAGCAAGGTTCGAGGTCTTGCTGATTTTTCCAACTCCTATCTTTCTGTCAATAAAGATGGAACGCTGAGAAAGAACAGCAGTTATACCTATGAAATGGTAGCTGAAGCAAAAGAGAGAAAGGCTTTTCTTGAAGGCTTATTTAATAAGTTAACTGACTATCAGATTCTGGATGCTATGGGTTTAACAATGGCACAAGAAAAACCAACTGATGATTAGCTGAGATGCTATGAAACTGGATAAGCAATTATCCAGTATTGGTGCTAGCAATTCTGCTAGCTATCTAACATAAAATTTTGGAGGAAATAATTATGTATTTAGATATTTATGAAAAAAGAAAGTATACGCAAAATCTTGGAAAAAAATGGAGAAGTGAAGTCAAGGACAATGATGATTTTGTTCTTGGTAGTTTTGAGGCTTCCGACATGATTCCCTCATTACATTCTTTTATTGCTTTTTTGGAAGCTAAAAAAGATTCTTTAGCTTATACAATTAAAGATAGAATTGAAGCTATTGATGAAAGTATAGAGTTTGAAAAATCAATTTTAAAAGACCTTAAAGATAACCCAAATTGCTTTAAGTCTTAAACCAACTGAAGAGCCTGTGAAACTCAGGCGAAACTAGATCACATAAACTTGCGAAAGTGTTCCTTATACTTTCGTAGTGGTCTAGTATTGGTGCTAACTATCCTGTTAGCAATCTAACTTGAAACATAAATTTTGGAGGAAATAATTATGAAACCAAGTCAAGCATTACAGATTATGAAATCTGTACTAAAGGGTGGGAACACTCCCTTCTTATTAGGTGGTACTGGTATCGGTAAATCAGCAGTGGTTAAAGAACTCGCTGAGATTCTAGCTGATAAGAAAGAAATACTGAAAGATGGTATAGGCAATCTGACTGACAATATAAAACCGACTAAAAAACAATTCGGCTTTATTGATTTTAGATTGTCTCTATATGAATCGGTTGATCTAGGGGGTCTCCCATATATTGATGATGCAGGCGGTCAGAAGAGAGCCTTCTTAGGTAACTTGCCAGTGCAAGGCGAGGGTCTATTGTTCTTTGACGAATATGCTCAGGCACATCCATCTGTTCAAGCGGTGGTGGGTCAGCTTATTTATGAGAAGAGACTAGGCGAATATCTTATGCCTAAAGGTTGGAAGATGGTCTGTGCAGGGAATAGAGCCTCAGATAGAGCAGGGTCAAATAAATTGCCCTCTCATGTTGTCGGTAGATGTTCCTTAATCAACTTTGAACATGACACTAATGATTGGTTAGCGTGGGCGGTCAAAAATAACGTTCATGCTGACATACTAGGATTTATCCAGTATCAGCCTGAGTGGTTGAATGTCTTTGATGCAAAGATAGTCACTCCTCAGCCATCGCCTAGATCATGGACAAGGTTGAGTGACACCTTGAAAACTAACCCTCCTAAAGAACTGTTACAGATGCTTTCTGAAACAGACTTAGGGGAAACAGGAGCCATTGAATTTATGTCTTTTGTTTCTCTCAAGGAGGATGTTCCTAGCCTTGATGATATTGTTGAGGGTAGGGAGGTTGAGGTGGTAGACGAAAGTGGATTGATGTATGCGACTGTTGTTGCTTTAGTCACTGTCCTAAAAGAAGCTTCTGCTTCTAAGGTCGGAGATTATTTTGAAAACAGTCTTGCTTATATCAAGAAGTTTCCAACACCTGAGTTTTCGATCTTCTATGTAAGGTCAATCGTCAATGCCAGACCAGAACTTCTTGAAACCTCTACGTTCTCAGAATTTAAAGTAGAGAATCAAGAACTCGAAGTCTAAACAGGCATCCTTAGAAGTTTTTGCAGGAGGGGGATAATATTATTTACTAGTATATAATTCCTCCTCCTCAGAGACTTTTCTTCCTCAGAACCTGAAGATTTCTCATCGAATCTGAAGATTTCTCATCTATTTCTGTATCGAGATGTGTGTCTCGACTGATGATTACGAAAGTATGAAACAGAATTTTATCTAATTTAATTGGAGGATTATTATGGATAAAAATTTAACTAATACTTTATCCGAGAATGCTACGTTGGTTCGCCTTACTGCGAAACATCCTAGCGGACTCAAAGTGGATAAAGAATTAAGAAGTAATTTAGCGGAGGATAACTCAGTTACTAATGCTAAATTGTTGCAGGTTTCTAAACATATATTTGGAACTGATGTGAATAAATATTTTCGCAGGATTCTAAATGAGTTTAGACATCGTTTTTACTATCCCTTAACTGTGGCTTGGAGCGACAACTCTACAGATGATTTTGGTCATACTGTTAGTGGTTGGCGACTCTGCCCTAATACCAACTTGGAGCAACTTCAATCAGAAGTGGATAATGCTAAGACTGATTACTTTAAAGAAGTAAAACATTTCTTAGACAATTATCCTGACATGGTTGCAGGTGCGAAGGGGAACTTAGGGGAAACATTCAAGGAAGAGGATTATCCTACTGTGGAAAGACTGAAAGCTAAATTCAGATTTGAATTTGAAATGACTGTCGTTCCTCAGATTGGGGATGATATTCGATTGAATGTCTCTGAAAAACTCAGGAAGAGGATAGAAAATGATGCGGTTAAAAGAGCCAACAATAATATCAAGAGTGTCTTTAAGACTACTGTTGAGGCATTGTTGGAACAGGTCGATCATTTAGCTACCAAGCTAAAGGAGTACAACCCTAAAGGTGCTCAGAAAAGTGGGTTCTTCAATAAGAGCAGTTTCGATAAGTTGAGACAAGCTATAGAAGTATTGCCTGCTATTAATGCTGACATTTTGGGTAACGACAAGTCAATCAACACTGCACACCAAAAACTTGTAAGTGTCTTTGCGACTATCAATTCTGTAGAAAACCTTAGGGACAATACAGAAATGGGAGAAGCTAAACGTAAGCAAGTTGCCGATGATCTTACTGGTGCAGTCGGAGGACTTAAAGGAGGCTTTATTGATAAAGCTTTTGGAGGGTCGAAAAATGACTGAACTAGATAAAATCATTAAGGCTCGATCTAAACTAATGAAGGGTCATGTAGGCATGGCTTCTATGCTCCTGCACTTGAAATTAGTTGAGGTTAGTGAGGCTCGATGCTCCACAATGGCAACCGATGGGAGGAGAATTTTTTACTCCTCAAAATTTGTCAGTGAGATTCCTGAGAATGAATTGCAGGGAGTCTTGGTGCATGAAAGCTTGCATGTCGTGTATGAGCATCCACTTAGACGAGGTAAACGACATTTTAAGGTCTGGAATTTTTCTTGCGATTACGCAATCAATGGATTCCTTATTTATGATCTTGGGATGGAATTGCCTAAGGGTGGTTTATGGGATAGGAAATA